ATGAGCACCTGGTACACCGCCCAGGCACTGGCCGGATTGGTTGGCATGCCCGCTTACCCCGATGGTGTGCGCAAAAAGGCCGAACGTGAAGAGTGGCAAAGCCGCAAGCGCGAGAAAGGCAAAGGGGCCGAATACCACATTGGCTCACTGCCGATTGAAACCCGCCGTTACCTGGCAGAACAGGCTGTGGCCGCACAGGGCCATGCAGTGACCGATCATGCAGCGGGTGGCAAGGCCATGGCCAGGTTGCTGGCGCGCGAGGTGCCGGTCAAACCAGAGGCAGGCCGCAAATTGCTGACTTTGGGGGAGGGGGCTCGCCAGAAGGTAGATGCCAGACTGCTCATCCTGCAGGCCGCCGATATCTTCCTGGCCCCCTATCACGCCTGCCAGCAAGGGGAGGTGGGGCGCCGCGCCTTTATCGAGGCATACCGTGCCCGCACTCTCGCCCTGCCTGTTAGCGTTTATGAAAGGCAAAAACCATTCAGCCTGATCACCCTGCGCCGTTGGCAGAGTGCGCTGGCGGATGAAGGCCCCGCAGCCCTGGCTGGCAACTATCAGCGGGAGCGGCCATCAACCGTTGAACAGAGCCCGGATTTGGCCCAGTTTCTCACCGCACTGGTCACCACCAAGCCCCATCTGGCCAACAAGTGGGGGGCGCTGCACGAACTGGCCAGCCAATACAGCGAAATGAACCAGCTGGGATGGCAGATCCCCAGCCAATCCTCCTTGCGTCGCTGGATGGTGAAATGGTTGGCAGAGAACAAGGTGGCCTTTACCTACACCACCAACCCGGATGCCTACAACAACAAATACCGCAGCGCGATCGAGGAGATGTACCCCTGGATGGCCCAGCCCAACGACGTATGGGAGTTCGATAGCACCCCAGTCGATGCCATGTTGGTGGATGGTCGCCACAGCATCATCGCGGTGATCGACGTGTATACCCGTCGCGTTCGTCTGCTGGTGGCCAAGAGCTCATCGAGCGAGGGGATCTGCCTGCTGCTGCGCAAGACCCTGCTGGCCTGGGGCACCCTCAACGATAACGGCGTGATGCGCACCGATAACGGCTCTGACTACGTGAGCCAGCGGGTCATGTCCATCTGCACTCTGCTTGGTATGAACGTCAGCCGCTCCAACGCCTACTCGGGGTGGGAGAAACCTCATATCGAGCGGTTTTTCCGCACCTTGAGCCATGGCCTGATAGAGCTGTTGCCCTCCTATATCGGCCACTGCGTGGCAGACCGTCAGGTGATCGAGGCGCGCAAGAGCTTTGCCCAGCGGCTGGAGGAGAAGCGCAAACCGGATGCGCAAAAAGAGATTTACGAGCTGGCCATGACGGCCGCCGAACTGCAAACCCTGCTCGATAACTGGCTCGATGCCCGTTACCACAACCGCAAGCACAGTGCCCTCGGGGTCAGCCCCAATGAAAAGTATCAGCTGGCCCGTTATCAGCGCCGTGCTATTCCCGATGAAGCTGCGCTGGATCTGCTGCTCAACCATATCGGCGAGGCGACCGTCTCCAAAGGTTTTATCAAGGCCGGTGGCCTCAAATACAGCGCCCCCGAACTGTTGGAGCACAACTGGAAGGGCCAGCGGGTCAGCGTCTTTCTCGATCCGTGCGATGTGGGCCGCGCCATCTTGTACCGCACCGGCGACTGGAACGAGCGGATCGAGGCCATCAACATCGACCTGCTGGGCAATGGTATCAGCCCAGATGCCTTCCGGGCGGCCAAAAAAGCCGATGCCAAGGCGCTGGCCAGCTTTCGCCGCGAGATGCGCAACCTTGCCAAAACCTTTGGCATCGACCAGCTCCATCAGGATGTGGTGCGCCACTTCGTCGACCAGGCCAAGGGTATTGAAGCGTTCAGCCGTCGTGATCTCACCCTCGATAACCCGGCATTGGCCGCGCTCACCGGGGTCTCAACGCCCGCTGAGCCCGCCCGTTTCAATGCGGCAGAACTGGCCGCCATAGAAGCCAGACGAGAAGCGAAGGCGCAGCGGGCGCAAGCCAGCGCAGGGCAGGAATCGAGAGCACTCAAGACCGAGTACGAGCAAGCCATCTATCTGGCAGAGCGGGAGCTGGATACCCCGCTGACAGAGCGGGAGAAGGAGTGGCTGACCCGATACCTCTACAGCCACAAGCTGATGGCAAAACGCATTAACCGCCATCTGGATGAAGTTCGGGCTACCCGCTGCACCCAGGCAAAAGGTTAGCGAGTAGCCCGAAAAGGCCCAAAAACAAAGGACAAACCCACTATGAAACACAAGATCGTTGAAGTCAAAAACATGATCAAGACCGAGCAGCTGCTCGACAACTTGCTCAACCGCTCCAGCATCGTGCCGGGCATTGGTCTGATCCATGGCCCCTCCGGCTTTGGCAAGACCACCGCCGTGGAATGGCTGTTCAACCAGGACGAAGTGAACGGCATCTATGTCCGCTGCTACAAGGCCGACACGGTGACCAGCCTGCTGGAACAGATTGCCAAAGAGATCGGCATTCCCCAGCGCCACAACCTGCGTGCTCAGGTCGATAGCATCATCGAATCCGTCCGTGCCGAAGAGCTGGCCATCTTCGTGGACGAGGCCGATTACGTGGTCGGCAATGCCCGCATCATGGAGACCCTGCGCGATATCTACGATGCCACCGAACAACCCCTGATCCTGGTCGGGATGGAAGAGATTGCCCGCCGCATCAGCCAGCGCAAGCAACTGTTTAACCGCATCTCCCAGTGGATCGAATTCAAACCGGCCGATCTCGATGACGTGTCCCTGATTGCCAGCGAAATGCTGGAGGTGGATGTGGAGATCGACGATGCACTGCTGGATTTGATCCGCAAGCGCTCCAACGGCGTGGTGCGCACCATCGTCTCGGCCCTCGACAAGATTGAAAAAATGGCGATGGCCTCTGATGCCCGGATTATCCGGCTGGAGGACGTTGACGCCAGCGAGCTGCTCCATGACGTGCGTCGCAGCCGCTAGCCGTCAGGCTACAGCCAATAAAAACAAAGCACGGGAGGGATTCCAGTGGTTGGAAAAATCAGAAATAGCAACGCAGAAGAAGCATGGCACTGGATGTGTCAGCAGGACTCTTTCGACTTGCTTGAACTGGTAGAGGGGAGCCAGCTCAAGTTGGGAAATGTCTATCTGATTGTGCGCCGTTGGCTGGCAAGTAGCCATTTGCGCTGCGTGTATCAAAAGCCGTTTGGTCGGCGGATATCGTTTCGCGGGAGCCGCTATCAGGTGATTGACCCATCTAACGTGCCGCAGTTTGGCTCAGGGAATCGCCAGACAAAGCATCGGAAAAAGCGCCGTATTCATCGAAAGACGGTGCAGCAAAAGATGTGGAACACCATGAAGATCAGCCGTTTTTTCACTCTGAGTGACCTCGCGATTACCTCTGGGGTCGATGACAGTGGCGCCAGCACTTACACCACCTTTTTGATCAGGGCTGGATATGTCCGGCTGGTGGACAAGATAGAGCGCTTCAAGGTGAAAGGGGATCAGAACCGCTACCAGTTGATCCGTGATACCGGACGTTTTGCCCCCATGGTGCGAGCAAAACAGGGGGGATGTTGGGATCAGAACGAGCAGCACTTTTATCAGTTTGATGTGAAGGAGGCACCTCATGGAAACGTGGCTTGAGGTGTTGCAGGCCGAAGTGGCGGCCAGCTCGCTGGCTCAGGTGGCCGAGAAGCTCGGGCTCTCTCGCACCACCATCAGCCAGGTCTGCAACGAAAAGTATCCCGGTGATATGGCAAGGGTACAGACCCTGGTGGAAGGGGCCCTGATGGGCAACAAGGTGAGGTGCCCCATCCTGGGTGATATCCCGGCGCACCAGTGTCTCGCTCACCAACGCCGTGGCCCGAGCGAAGTGGGCAGCAGTCCGATGGATATCAAGCTCTGGAAGGCATGCCGCAGCGGTTGCCCCCATAGCCAGCTGACCGAGGCGCAGCAACTGCGCCGCCCGATGCGGTTATCGGTAGAGCAGGGCAGTGGCCAGCAGAAAGCCGCTCGCTATGACGCCGAGGCCACCCTCTCCAGATTGCGCCGTCAGGCTAAAAGCGATGGCGACAATGCCAGCAGCAGCCTGCGCATTCTAAGTGAGCTGCTGGCGGAAGAGCTGAAAATCATGGCCATCAAATACAACCGGCTGCTCGACAAGCAAGCAGGCAAATAAGGGTTGGCGGGGCTCTTTCGCGGTGGGCCCGGTGACGAGATCACAAGGAGAACGGGATGAAAAAGCATCTGCACAGCAATTTGCAAAAGACTGCCGAGCAGCTCAGCCACTGGTTGACGGCCAAGGGATATGACGTTCGCACCAGTCGGGTTTGTCATACCCCGCTGCTGGCGGTCACCGGGCCACTGCCCAAAGAGATGCAGGCGCGCGCCGTGTTGAGCCGTGAATGTCTGGCGGGCGTGGTGCGTGAAGTTGCCCTGGTGCGCTTTGGCGGGTGCCTGCTGCACTGGCGCCAAGAATCCTGAAACCGGCAAGGGGGATGAGATGAGCAAGATCCAGCTTGAGATAGAAGACGAGGCGCTGGCGCGGGTGGTACTGCGCCAGTTACCCAAGTTTCTCGAATTCTGCAGCGCGACCCACCAAGAGGAGCTGGCGAGCGCGACAACAGAGCAGTACAGCGCCGTGATGTGCCCTCCGGTGCCTGGCAGCAACAAGATCCATTAAGGAGAAGCCCATGCAAGAAGCACAAACCAGCAGTACCACCCCGATGCGCCAGAACGCTCAGGGGCACTGGGTACCGGAAAACCTGATCGCCCCGGCAGACAAGCTGCGCGATGAAGTGGTGCTGGCCATTATCGCTGCTGCCCGCGAGCAGCGCGCACAGCTGGCTGCCTTCAAGATTGGCGCCATGCAACAGATCGCCGACTTTGTGGATCTCTCCGCCGAGCAGTACGGCGTGGCGTGGGGCGGTACCAAGGGCAACGTGACCCTGCTCAGTTTTGATGGTCGTTACAAGCTCATTCGGGCAGTGGGGGAGCACCGCAAATTTGATGAACGGATCCAGGCCGCCAAAGCGCTGATTGACCAGTGCATCGAACGTTGGAGCGATGGCGCCAGCAGCGAGATCCGCGCTCTGGTAGACCATGCCTTTCGGGTATCCAAGAGCGGTCATATCGACGTGAATCAGGTGCTCTCCCTGCGCCAGCTCAATATCGATGACCCGGATTGGCTGTTGGCCATGCAAGCTGCTGTCGATGCCATCCAGGTGACCGGTACCAGCCAATATCTGCGGCTCTATGAGCGTGACGCCCACGGGCGTTACATCCAGATGAGCCTGGATCTGGCCAAGGTATAGGGAGGAGGCGTGATGGAAATCAACGTGGAAAAAGCCGAAGAGCAACTGCTGCTCTGTGAGCAAATCACCGAAACCGAGGGTACCTGCTACCCCGACGACACCTATGAGGATGGCATCAAGGCCGCCTTGCTCTGGGCGCTGGGGCTGGGGCCTGCCCCCCTCAATGCCGAGGAGTATCAAGGGGTGACGCCACTGCAGTTCGAGTAATAGCCCGATGCGAAACAGGGCGGCACTGCCGCCCTGTCTATCCGGTGTGGTGGCCGGGTACTGATGAGCAACCAAACGATCTGGGCCCAGGTCTTCACCGTCTTGATACAAGGAGCACGGCGATGACCAAAACAGAGATGGATATTCGACTTACCAAGATATTCAGCAGCGCAGCCATTGCACTGGTTGCTGCTGACAAACGGGCTGTGTGCAAACAGCTCAAACAGTTTGATAAAGAGGCGCGCGCCCGTGGCTTTCACGCACTGGCCGGAGAAGCCTGCCAGATGCGCTGGCAACTGGTGGCAGAGCTGCAGCAGGCCAAATCGGCCAGAGATTGTGGCGGGGTACACGAAACCGGGGATCGCCATGGCCATCTATAGCCCCCTGCTGGCCCCCCATATTCTGGCTCGCCGCCTGCAAAGCGGTCGGGCCTGCATCACCGAACTGGGGCTGGAGCAGCGCTGCCCCCGTTGTGGCGAGTTCTGGCCATGGGATACCGAGTTTTTCGGTGTGGCGAGCGATGCCACTCGGCTCTCCAGCTGGTGTCGGGGGTGCCTCAATGAGCACTACCAACGGCTGAGAGTGGCCGGGCAGCACCATGACAGCAAGGCAGAATGGGGAGGAGATAGGTGATGGACAAGCGCAGCAGACTGATCCGGTTGGTACAGGTGGGGCGCCGAGCGTTGGCGCTCGATGACGAGTGTTACCGCGACCTGCTGGCCAGCCATACCGGCAAGCGTAGCGCCGCCCTGTTGAACGAACAGGAGCTGGAACAGGTGCTGGCTGCCTTCAAGACGGCGGGCTTTACGCCCAAGCCTGCTCGACATGCAGCCAACAGACGGCTGAGCCCTGCGGCCGGTATCCACGTCAGGGTCAATGAAATTGCCAAGATCAGGGCCATCTGGTGCGAGATGGCCCGCCTTGGCATCGTCAGGGATGGTTCGGAGACCGCATTAAACAATTGGGTTAAACGGATGACGGCCCGTTTAAACGGTGGAGTAGGGGTGGCCGAGGTGGGCTGGCTGGATGCGCCTCTAGCCGTCAAAGTGCTGGAGGCGCTGAAAAAGTGGTCACAGCGTTAATGGTGCGAGTGGTTACTTATTTGATTGAGGAACTTGCATAGTGGGTAAAACAACTCTGGGTAATCTCATCCGTTCACATTGGGAACAGAGATATTCTCGCCAGTAAGGCCAGACATGATAGCTGGCGTTTTGCAAAGAAAACGCATCTATGCATTCTTGCGATAGTGCAGTCTTGACTTGATATTCTGCAACAAAGTCAGCTTCGATGATTGCCTTGATTTGAGGCTCACTTTCTTCGTCATGTTCACCCTCTGTAACAGGTTGAATCCAGCGAGTCCCCATACGGATAAAGACTCGCAGCAGGTCTTGCCCTCCATCCAGCGTCAATAACTGGCTTTGTTCAACAATATGCATTTGCTGCACCTGCAATGAATCCATATCGCCGAAGTACTTTGGATCAAAATCATCAAGGCAAGCTGCATGTGAGGAATGCAAGTAGACGTCTTTGATAACAAGAGCATCAATGGCCTCTTGCAGTACCTTGTTGGCCTTAGCCATAACTAACCTCATGCTGGAAGCTACGTTTGGTCTTGATGACCGCTTGCTGACGTCCGGCGTTTGCCATATCGATAGCAACTATCTGCCATGGATCTTGCGCTTGATACACGACCCCTGCATCTCGTCTCAGTCGTTGTAGAACCAAGGGCATCTCATCAGCAAGTCTCAATAACTTGTCCATTGCTTCAGACTGGATGACATCATCCGCTTCATACTTGGAAAATGCGACAGGACCACCACCAAATACACGAGCAGCGGTTTCTTGGGTCATTCCCCAGCTTTGCCGCAAGGCCCGTACTTGGGCTCCAGTGAGGAGACCCATCACCATTTTTCTAAACGCCAGTGTGTCTCGTTTGTTGTGCCGTAGGTCGGCAGCCGTTGCCTGCTCACTACCGCAAGCGTCACACACAGAGTAGTGGCTTGGGCGCATGGCAGTGTGACCCATGTATTCGACTTCGATATCTTCAATCTGATGATGCAGATGGCCCGATTCGCAAATCGGGCATACGGTTGCAGCCATCTTGAACCTCCTAGCGTGTAGGTACGTGGGCCGATACCAACAGTAGTATCTTGCCTGTTTTACCTATCGCGAACTTGATGTAGTACTCCACGCGCAAATCCCTGTACGCGTACTCATTCCACTCATCTCGGCCTAATTGGTATGCGTCACAAGCAGCCCAAGGGCCAGTTGGGCGTTGTACACACCATTGAGAATTGAGGTACCGCCCATGCTGCAGTGTGTCACGCAGCAACTGTTGAATATCAGCCTCGTCAAACGCCAATCCTTGCAAGTCACTCTTGCAATCTCTTGTCCATGGGATAGTGCTCCCGCTTGACAACACTGCCAGCACATCGGCTGGGTTATAAAGGGGACCTGCTAGACGACGCTCGGCATCAGATGCGCCCTCTGCGGGTGGTTGCCCTGTGTAGGCACTGACATTATTTACCATTATGGTAACTTTTTTCCACTTATTCTTTGATGAAAGGGTGTGCAGCTCACAAAACATACCCGTGCGAGGCTAGATGACAATACTATCATAATGGCTGGGGTGCAGTGGGTTCTACCCCGGATGTTTGAACTACATTCGCCAGCATCTTGTCTAGTCACTCCACCGCGCCAACAAGCGAGCCAGAAAACCGAGTAGGCCTGAATGGTGTTGGCTCGGTTCCAGCTCCGTTGCCAGCAGCTTGATACCTGCAATCAAGAGACCCAACCATAGGAATGCCATTCCCACGAACTCAGACCAATGTAGTCTGCGCGCAACAGCCTGGAAGGCCATGGTACGGATATCCAAACCGGTTGTGAGCTGAGGGATTTCTTGAATCTTGCTGATGATCCATGCAGGTAGTAGCCAGTAAAAAAGCCCATATCCGATCAGGCCCAGCAGTAGAGCTCCCCACCAGGAACTCATCAGCATAGTGCTGGCGGTGCCGGTGATAAGTGTCTGGTTTCTCCGTCGATAGTAACGTCGTGCCATTTCCCATCCTTGGTGTAAGTCAGCAGGTCAATAGAAGCGATTTCTGAGAGCTTTCAGGCGAGTGTGGGTGAGATAGATGCCACTGACCATAATCATCAGGCCGATAAATGCCAGCGCAGCCCAGATCACACGAAAAACTGCTGCGGGTGCTATGTGAAGGTGCAACGTTCCCTCCGCAAATTGCATCGGGTCTGGTTGGAAAAAGCCGGGGATGATCATCAGCAGCAAGCCAATCACAGTGCAGGCATAGGCAGGGAAGAAAGCTGCTGGCGCCATATCCAGCATGACCATCATATCGAGCAGCCACTCTTTAAAGCGTTCATTCCATTTCATTCGTCTCAATCTCCCTTTGATAACGAGGGACTCAGTATGCGCTAAAAAATGTGCGCATAAAATGGCCTGTGTTCTAATCGGCGCACCGCTTTTTCTGTTTTGCCGGGGGAGTCATGGAACAGCATCAGGATCTCTTTGCCGATGATCACGCTTCGCTGGGGCAACTGGTCGATCGCCTCGACCAGATCCCGGCCTCTGAATTGACGGCCAAATGGCCCAAAGCCCTGAGTGAGCTGGTGGATGTGCTGGCCTGCGAGTTGGTCAGAGGGGGGATGGCACAAGAACAGGCCAAGGCTCAGGCTCGCAAGTTAGCGTTGGTACAGGCCCATTACATGGGTGGCCGCGCTTACTACATTCCCACCGGGGATCATCTCAAGGCTGCGCTGCGGGATAGGGCCATTTGGGATGAGTTTAATGGCCGCAATATCGACCAGCTGGCTAGGAAGCATAGCCTCTCGGTGCCGCAGACCTATGCGGTGGTGGCCGAACAGCGCGAATTGACTCGGAGGCGCCATCAGCCGGATCTTTTTGGTTATTGATAGGGAAACATTCGCTGTTAGAAAGAACCCTGCGGTGGCAGGGTGGGTCTTTGATGTATATAGAGATGCTGATTGTCGTATTGATCTGGTTATTTTATTGGTTGCTTTCCTGCTTCTTTCTGTTTGGCATTTAGAGCTGCACGTCTGGCAGCATTTTTAGCTGGTTGTACATAGCAAAAATCAAATAGCATATCGAGAACTTCTAGATTCCACTCGGCCTCATGCGGTTCAACAGGAAGGATCTCCCCTGTATTCACACTCTTCTGAGTGTGTGCTGCGAAGTTACCTATAGCACGAACAGCATCTAGATTTTCAGTGATGTGGCTGGGTAGATTCTTACCCATTGCCTCTTCAATAGCTCGGTTCAGATTACTGTTTTTTGACAGCCCGGTATCATCCAGTAAGTGTTGTAAGCAACGGCGACTTAAGGCAGCTGACGCCTGAGCACTAATCTCAAGTACCAGACCAGCTTCATTGTAATCTGTAGCAATTGCAGGTGGAACTTCTAAGGGGGCGGGAAGGCGGGATGAATGTCGAGGAAAGACAAGAAAATGTTTTGGTTCTCCATGTACGCCTTGTTCATCAACTGGCGTGTGAGATACATATACAATAGGTCCTTCACAGGAAGGGCATTCTTGTTTGAGCACACTCCAAAAATATTTCTCGCGTCTGTTTATACTCCCACATATACCCAACTTGGATTGTGTAAAACTTTCATAAATTGATACTCTGCAATTAGGGCAAATCATTTTTTTTGCTCAGCGTTAAGATAACAGTCCTCGACTTTATCAAATGTCATTGTGATGTGACAAATACTCTAACCCACCATAAACCCCTGCCATAGAGGCCCCTCGGTACGCTGCTGATAACGCAGTTCACCGAGGGGCCTTTATGTTATCACTCGCACTTAAATGGCTGCTTCGTCCCGATGTGGAAGGGGGCGAAGTCAACCACCCGGCAGACCGGGGTGGTCATACCAAGTACGGCATTGCCGATGCTGCCGATGGCAAGAAGGACGGCATGGCCGACCTCGATCGGGATGGGGTGCCCGATATCGCTATCGGTGATCTGACACCGGCCCATACCGAGCCCTTTTACCGCCAGAACTACTGGACGCCCGCTCGATGTGACCTGATTGCCAGTCTAAGCCCGGCCCTCTCTATCGCCGTGTTTGATGCTGCGGTACATCACGGACCGAAACGCGCCATCCAACAGCTGCAGCAGGTCTTGGGGGTGATGGCTGATGGCCGCCTTGGCCCTGTGTCGATTGGCAGGCTCAAGCAGCAACTGGGCGCCAAGGGTGAGGGCCAGTTCCTGCTGGCGCTGATGATGCAGCGGGCCAGCTTTATGCACGGCATTGTGCGTAAAGACCCGAGTCAGTGGGCCAATGCCGATGGCTGGATCAACCGGCTGCTGCGTCTGCAGAGCCACCTCCTTTCCGACGTGGTTGGCGGGGTGGTGGCATGAGCGTGCTGACCATCAAGCAACAGAAGGCGGCGGCCGCGATCCAGGCTGCGGGCTGCTTTGGCATCCCTGAGCTCAAGAACCCCCGTTATCTCGCTTGCTTCAAGGATGGGCGCAAAGCCCATCTTAAGGCCGCTCTGGCCAATCAGATCGCTGACCCGAAGGCGATCCCGCTCTATAGCCACCACAAGACCCGTCAATCCCTGTTCGAGAAAGGGTGGCGTTCGGTGACCGAACTGGATCGCCTGCGGGCCCGTGCCCGTCATTGCCAACCTCCGTTATTTCAACCCAAAAAGAAGGAAGCCCATCATGCCTGATTCCCTGTTACCTCAAGCGAAGTCTGCCTTCAAAAGCCGCACCGTGATCGGTGGTGTGATTGCCGTGGGGGCCGGTATTGCGGGCCTGTTCGGTGTGCCGGTCGATGCGGGTACCCAAGCTAGCCTGGCATCCACCCTGGTGGATCTGGCCAGTGCGGTGGGTGGCCTGCTCGCCATCTGGGGCCGCATCAAGGCGACCCATACCGTCCGTTAGTAGCCATACGAGAGAGGTCATGTGACAAACCTCATAGACCGCGCCCAGCAGGCCGATGCCGATCGGACTGGGCGCATTATCGAAGCCCACCAGAACAGGGCAAGGCCACACGGCGATGGTATCTGCTGCGATTGTGACGAAGCCATCCCGCCCTCCCGCCTTGCAGCCGAGCCTGGTGCCGAGCGCTGTATCGAGTGCCAGACCCTGTATGAGCGCAAGGAGGCGACCCGTGTGGGATTTCATCGTTAAGAACTGGGGGCCTCTTTATGCATTGGCCAGCCTGGTGGGGCTGGTGGTCATCATCTTGCTCTCCAAGACCTACGCCAAGCGCGAAGACCTCACTGCCTTGGTGCAGAGAGTGCAGCGGGTGGAGCAGGTACTGGCTGACCTGCCGAGCGAGCGTGAGCTGCACAAGCTGCAGTTGGAGATAAGCGAGCTGCGGGGGGAGTTGCGGGAGGTGAAGCCGGAGCTGCGCCAAGCCCGCCGCCTTGCCGATCTGCTGTTGGAAAATGAGCTTGCCGCCGTGCAGAAGGAGAAGCCATGAGCATTCAACAAATATTGGACGCCCAGCAGCGGCTGGTGATCCTGCGCTCCCTGCTGGATATCGGTGGTGCCGCCAACGAGTCAATCCTCAATGACTGCCTCGACCAGCTGGGTACCGGCCGGGTGACGCGGGATCGGGTGAAGACCCTGCTGGCCTGGCTGGAAGAGCAGGGGCTGGTGCGCATCGAGCGACTGGCCACGGTGCAGGTGGCTCACCTGACCGGTCGGGGGCAGGACGCGGCAGAGGGCCGGGCAACTGTGCCAGGCGTCAAGAAGCCCCGAGCGGAGGATTGACCATGGCCGATAAACCGACCCGAGGCCGCGCCAGCAAGGTGTGGCTGCTGCCTGAGTCCATCCGCAACGCGCTCAACGAGATGCTACGGGATAAGGGCAACAGTCAAGCCGCCATCCTGGATGAGATCAACGGCCTGATCGAGGAGGCGGGGTTGCCAGATGATCTCAAGCTCTCCCGCTCCGGGTTAAGCCGTCATGCCAGCCAGGTTGAACAGGTCGGCCAGCACCTGCGGGATTTGCGTGAAACCACGGCCGCTTTAACCTCCCAGCTTGGTGACAAGCCGATGGGGGAGACCACCAAGCTCATTCTGGAGTTGGGCCGTTCCCAGCTGTTCAAGGCGATGCTGGCTCAGGTGCAGAACCCGGAGGAGGCGGTGGATATCGACATGCTGAAAAATGCCATGCTGGCGGCCCAGCGGCTCGAATCGACCGCCATGCAGAGTCATAAGCGGGAGAAGGAGATCCGCCAGGCATTTGCCGAAGAGATCGCCGCCAAGACCGAAGCGATCGTGACTCAGGCGGGCTTGAGCGGTGAGGCTGCTGCCGAGATTCGCCGTGAAATATTGGGGATTGCCTGATGACTGCCATTGCTCAGACCCCTATCGCCCAGCAGTTGGCCCAGACCCTGGGTACCGAATACGACCCCGACGAGGTGTTGCTGCCGTACCAGCGGATCTGGATTGCCGACGAGAGCCAACTCAAGATCGCCGAGAAGAGCCGCCGTACCGGTATCACCTGGGCGGAGGCGGCCGACGCGGCTCTGACGGCCTCCAAGACCAAGACGGCCGGGGGTTGCCACCACTTTTATGTGGGCAGCAACAAGGAGATGGCCCGCGAGTTTATCGATGCAGTGGCGATGTGGGCCAAGGCGTACAACAAGGCGGCCGGTGAGATCCAGGAGGAGGTGTTCACCGACGATGAGGATAAAGCGATCCTCACCTTCGTGGTCTATTTCGCCTCGGGCTTCAAGGTGCAGGCGCTCTCCAGCAACCCCTCCAACCTGCGGGGGATGCAGGGCAATGTGACCATCGACGAGGCCGCATTCCACGACCGACTGGCCGAGGTGTTGAAGGCCGCCATGGCGCTGACCATGTGGGGCGCCAAGGTACGGTTGATCAGTACCCATAACGGCGTCGATAACCTGTTTAACCAGCTGATAAACGACAGCCGAGCGGGCCGCAAAGCGTATTCCATCCATACCATCAGCCTGGACGATGCTTGCCGCCAGGGGCTCTATCGCCGGATCTGCCAAGTCAAGGGCGGCCTTTGGACACAGGAAGCCGAGGACGCCTGGAAGGCGGGGCTGCTCAAGGCCACCGCCACAGAAGAGGATGCCCTTGAGGAGTATTTCTGCGTACCCAAGCAGAGCAGCGGCGTCTATATCAAGCGCACCCTGATCGAGCGGGCGATGCAACCGGATATCCCCATTCTGCGCTTTACCGCCCCCAAAGACTTTGAGCTCTCGAGCGAGGAGACCCGCAAGGCAGTGGTGGATATTTGGTGCGAGGAGAACCTCAAGCTCTGTCTGGAAGCGCTCGATCGCAGTTGCCGCCATGTGCTGGGCGAAGACTTCGCCCGCAAGGGGGATTTGTCGGTGTTTGTGCCGCTCTCCCTCGCCACCAACTTGCGCAAACGGGTGCCCTTTGTGGTGGAGCTGGTCAATGCCCCCTATGAGAGTCAGCGCCAGATCCTGTTCTACCTGCTGCAGGGGCTGCACCGTTTCACGGCGGCAGCCTTCGATGCCACCGGTAACGGCGGCTATCTGGCAGAGGCGGCCCGTTTGCGCTGGGGAGCCGGGATGATCGAGTGCGTGATGCTCAATGACCCTTGGTATCGGGAGTGGATGCCCAAGCTCAAAGCAGAGTTTGAGGATGGCAACCTGACCATCCCGCGCCATGCAGACGTGCAGGATGACTTGGGGAAAATCCAGGTCATCAACGGCATCCCCAAGATCGACAAGGGCAAGAACACTGGCCAAGGGGGCCAGCAGCGCCACGGTGACTTTGCGGTGGCCTTGGCCATGGCGGTGCGGGCCAGCTGGATGGAGGGGGGTGCTATCGAGTTCACCCCGCTGCCCAACAAGCGCGATGAAGCAAGGGGAGATAACCATCATTCGTTCGAGAGAGGGGCCTGGTAATGGGTAGGATCATCGATATCAACGGCAATCCCCTGCGGCTTGAAAAGGAGCCGCAGACCGAGAACTCGGCGGCGCTTGCCCAGTTGCGCCGTCACTACAGTGAACACCCCACGGTGGGGCTCACCCCGAGCAGGGCGGCAGCCGCATTGAAGGAGGCAGAACAGGGCAACCTGATCGCCCAGTGCGAGCTGGCCGAAGACATGGAGGAGAAAGACGCCCACCTGCAGAGTGAACTCGGCAAGCGTCGCCGCGCTCTGCTGGGAGTGAGCTGGACAATCGAGCCGCCCCGCAACGCCACCCCGGCGGAGAAGCGTGACAGTGAGATGATCCGCGAGCTGATTGAGGATTTTACCTGGTTTGATGATGCCATCTTTGACGCCACCGATGCGGTGCTCAAGGGGTTTTGTGCCCAGGAGTTTTGCGGCTGGGAGCTGGTGGAGGGGTTGCAGCTTCCCAAGGGCATCATCTGGCGCGATCCCGCCTGGTTTCAGACCCACCCTGATGATCGCAATCAGCTGCGGCTGCGGGATAACAGCCATGAAGGGGTTGCCCTCAACCCGTTTGGTTGGCTGTTGCACAAGGCCAAGTCCAAATCGGGGTATCTGGCCCGCACCGGCCTTGTCCGTACCCTGACCTGGCCGTTTCTGTTCAAGAACTACAGCGTGCGCGATCTGGCGGAGTTTCTGGAGATCTACGGCCTGCCGGTGCGGCTTGGCAAATACCCGGAAGGGGCGACCGAAAAAGAGAAGGCCACCCTGCTGCAGGCGGTGCTCTCCATCGGTCATAACGCCGGGGGCATTATCCCGCGCGGGATGGAGATTGAGTTCCAGAACGCCGCCAGCGGTCAGGCCGATCCCTTTGTGGTGATGATGGAGTGGTGCGAGCGCTCCATGAGCAAGGCCATTCTGGGGGGCACCTTGACCTCGCAGGCCGATGGCAAGAGCTCGACCAATGCTCTGGGTAATGTTCATAACGAGGTGCGCCAAGAGGTTCGGGATGCCGATCTCCGACAACTCGCAGCCACCCTGACCCGCGATCTGGTCTATCCCCTCTATGCCCTGAACGGCAAGAGCTATCAGGGGCCGCGCCGTAGCCCCCGGTTGGAGTTTGATGTGACCGAGCTGGAGGACATGCAGCAACTGGCAGGGCCGCTGCGCACTCTGGTCTCTATCGGCATGAAGATCCCGACCCAGTGGGTCTATGACAAGCTGCAGATCCCGGTGCCCACCGCTCAGGAAGAGGTATTGGCCATTCAGGATAATCGAGGGGCAACAGGGGAGGCGGAGCTCAAGGCTCGGCTGCCCCGTCAGGGACTGGCGACACTGGCTGCACATAAAGCAGCGCAGGGAGATAACAACGATGCCCAGTTGGCCCGGCTGCAGGCCGAGGCGGCCCCTCTGCTGGCGGGGATGACGGATGCTGTCCAGGCGCTGGTGATGCAGGCCACTAACCTGGAAGAGGTCCGGGATGGCTTGCTGGCACTGGAACCTGAGCTCAGCCATGACGAACTGGGGGTGCTGATGGCACAAGCCATCGCCGCCAGCGAGCTGCTCGGCATGCTTGAGATGGAGGAGGGGCGCTGATGCCCGTTCGCTCTTTATCAGTGAGATATGGCTCCTTGCCCTTTGCCGAGGCGATCGCCTTCTTTCGCCAGAAGCTCGATATGCCGAGTGAGCGTTGGGCTGATGTGTGGCGCGATGCCCATAACCGCGCATTTATGGTGGCGGGGGCCACCAAGAGGGATCTGCTGGCTGACCTGCGCGGGGCGGTAGACAAGGCGATCAGTGAAGGGCAATCCATCGGGGCCTTTCAGAAGACGTTCAAGGAGATTGTGGCCCGCCACGGTTGGGAGCATACCGGCCCGGCGTCCTGGCGTTCCCGCATCATCTTCGAGACCAACCTGCGCCAGAGCTATAACGGCGGGCGTGAAGAGCAGATCCAGCGTATCAAGCACAAGCGCCCCTATGCGCTCTATCGTCATGGGGACTCCGAGCATCCCAGGGAGTTGCACCTCAAGTGGAACAACCTAGTGCTGCCGGTGGATCACCCCTGGTGGGCGACGCACAGCCCGAGCAATGGTTATGGCTGCAAGTGCAAGAAGTTCCTGCTCTCAGAGGCTGACCTCAAGCGGCGCGGCTTGGTGGTGGGCAAGGCCCCGGACGATGGCGAATATGAGTGGGTGGACAAGGCCACCGGGGAGTTGCACAAAATCCCCCGAGGTATCGATCCCGGTTTTGATTATCGTCCCCAGACTCCGGCAGAGCTGACCAAGGCGGTGGCCAAGCGCGAAGCGGCCAAGCCTGCGTTGGCCGAGCGACTGCCAGAGCGGATAGTTGATAGTGCTTTCTCCAGCGTTAAAGGTGTCACTGCACAGGGGTTGAGTGATCTTCTGGCCAAGTTGCCAGCCCCCCAGCGCGAACCATTGGCGGTGTTCCTCAAGACGCATCCGGTCAAAACCCTGTTTATCAAGCAGACCGAAATGGGGAAGGGGGCGGCCGGGCTCAAGGTTGCCCCGGCTATTGCTGATTACCTGGGCAAAGATCCCTATCTGGTGCGCTCTTTTTACTATTCGCGCCGGGCCAGCAGGGTCAACGGCTTTACCGCAACCAGCTGGGATCATCTGGTTATCAAGGTAAAGGGGGGCGATACTTTAAAGACGGTGGATATGCAGGCGGTGCAAGCGGCAGCTGCCGATGTGTTGGCTGATGCCCACGCTAATCGCGGCCCGCGCCAATTGCTGCCAAGAGGCGCCAGTGGTGAAGCCTTGCGCCGTCACTGGAGTGTGTCGGCCAATGTAGGCGATAAACTGGGGGAATCGGCCCAGCGGATCTCGACCTGGTTGCATGAGCTCGGCCATCAGGTTCACTTCTGGGCCGGGGAGCCCAATCTCACCGGCATCGGCCTGATTACCGAATATGCCGGAACCAATGGCAAAGAGATGGCTGCCGAGGCGTTTGCCGCCTGGGTGCTGGCGAGGGAATCCATGCTGGAGCACTTTCCCGAACTGGCCAATGGGGTGGAAGCCATGCTGGCCAAAGCTACGGCAGCCACTACCAAGGGCGGCCGCTAGCGGCCCCAGAGAGCAAAAAATAAAGGAGCGACATGATGACCTTGCTGGAACAAGCCAGCGCCCTGCTGGCACAGGATGGCCCCTTTACCCTGGCGCAAGCCAAGGCGCTGGATGCCCTGTGTGAGCAAGCCCGTGATGAGGAAGCTGACCTGATGGGGGATCTCTGGGAGGCCGCGATGGCTAATGCAGATGAGGAAGCGCTGCACTATATGACCACCTTTGAGGATGAGTTCTGATGGCCGGTAGCTTTATCGCCATCAGCCACCACGGGGTGGCCGATGCCTTTGAGCTGCTGGCCAAGCTCTATCAGAAAACCGGTGACCTGAGCGAACCGCTGGCAGATATAGGGGAAGGGCTGCTGCTGTCGCACCGGGATCGCTGGGATGCGCAAGAGAGCCCGGAAGGTGAGCCCTGGGCCCCGCTCTCGGAGAAGTACCGTGCCCGCAAGCCGCGTCATGCCGATGAGATACTGCGTCTGAACGACGATCTGCGCGATACCCTCGACTATCAGGTTGATCCCCAGGCCCTCTACTTTGGTACGCCCATGGTATACGGTGCCGCCCACCAGTTCGGGCGCCCAGAGATCAACCTGCCAGAGCGCCGTGTTCTGGGGCTGTCAGACGGGGATAAACAGAGCGTGCTGGAGACGCTGGAGGGATATTTGGTCATCGAGGCTCCGTGAGCTTCTGGGTGCCTCTGGTGCCCCCTTGCGACTACGATGGCATGTCTACCCTCTGAATAGGTCAGGAAAATGGAGTTTAAACACCATTAAACAGTATCGCCGCCCCCCAGCTTACCCTCCGATCCATCCCGTGATGCAGTAACCCACCATAAACCCCACCCAATTCTCAGTTCGATGACACTGGCCGCAATGAGGTTTGCTGTGACCAGCCGGAGTGAGAGTGATGCCCCTATCTGCCACCAGTTCCGCCATTGCCGTGGCCATCTTGAATGCAAGACCAACCACCCTGGGGTTGGCCGTGCTCGATGCAGCCCTTGGCCCGAGCGACGACGGTTGGCACCAGTTGCTGCCGGTCGGCCCGTTCAAGGCCCGCGATGGCCGCCCCTTTGATGTTCCTGGTGGTCACTGGCAGCTCGACAGGAGCATCGCCACCACCCTGATCAATCGAGCCAAAGCGCTCGGGCAAGACATCCTGATCGACTACGACCACCAGACCCTCCATATCGAAAAGACTGGCAAGGAGGCCCCGGCAGCCGGTTGGTTCAACGGTGATGAGATCGAATGGCGCGAGGGGCAGGGCCTCTTTATCAAACCGCGCTGGACGGATCGTGCGGCTGCCATGGTGGCCGCCAAAGAGTACCGATTCCTTTCTGCCGTCTTTCCCTATGACGCTCAGGGCCGCCCGCTGGAACTGCGGATGGCCGCGATCACCAATGATCCCGGTGTGGTGGGTATGCAGGCTCTGGCAGCTCTCAGTGCTTTACCTCCCAAGACCAATCAATCCGGCCAGTTGGCCACTGTAACCAAGGAGATACCCATGAACGAGGCAATGCTCGCCCTGCTGGCCAAGCTGGGCATTCAGGTAGAAGAGGGCAGCGAGCTCACCGTCGAACAGGGGCAGGCTGCGCTGTCGGCCCTCGATACCCTGCAAAGCGCGGCAGGCAAAACCGCCAGCGCTGAAGCCGCCCTGGCTGCTCTCAAGGCTCAACCGGTGCAACAGGGTGGCCAAGTTGACCTGGCGCAATTCGTGCCGGTGGCGACCTATAACGCCCTGGTTGCCCAGGTAGCGAGTTTAAGCGCCAAGGTGGAAACCACGGATGCCGCAACCCTGATCAAGGAAGCCCGTACCCAGGGCAAGGTGGTGGCCGCCGAAGAGGAGTATTTGACCGCCTATGCCGCCCAGAAGGGGGTGGCTGCTCTCAAGGCGTTGCTGGAGCCCCGTCCGGCGATTGCGGCACTGGCTGCCAGCCAGACCACCCAGGTGACCCTGCCCGAGAAGAAGGGAGAGGCTGTGCTCTCGGCGGACGACAAGTATGCCGCCGATCAGCTCGGCATTTCCTATGAAGAGTTTGCCAAGGCAAAAGGCCGGTAGGTTCGATTAGCCGCGCAGCGGCGTAATCGGACAAACGCGACCGTCAGACCAACCTGTTTAACCAGAGAAGGAACACCCGTATGGCCATGATTACACCCGCGCTGTTGCAGTCCCTCTTCACCGGCTTCAAGAAGAACTTTGAAGACGCCAAGAGTGAAGCGCCTGCCCAGTACACCAAGATCGCCACCGTGATCAAATCGACTACCAAGTCCAACACCTATGGCTGGTTGGGCAAGTTCCCCAATCTGCGTAAGTGGGTTGGTGATCGGGTGATCGAGTCGATGAAGGCGCACGGTTACCAGATCGTCAACGAAGACTTCGAGGCCACCGTCGGCGTCGATCGCAACGATATCGAAGATGACGAGCTGGGTATCTACGCGCCGATGTTTGCCGAGATGGGCCGTTCGGCGGGCATTCACCCCGATGAGCTCTGTTTCGGTCTGCTCGGTGCTGGCTTCACCACGCCTTGCTATGACGGCCAGTATTTCTTCGACACCGATCACCCGGTCTATCCCAAGGCCGATGGCACCGGTACCCCTGTCTTGACTGCCAACGTGGTGGTGGATGCCGGTTATCAGGGGGAGCCCTGGTTCCTGCTCGATACCAGCCGCGCCCTCAAGCCGGTCATCTTCCAGGATCGCAAGTCACCGCAGCTGATTGCCATGACCAAGATCGATGACGAAGCGGTATTCACCCGCAAGGAGTTCCGCTACGGGGTCGATTGCCGCGATGCCGCAGGCTTTGGCTTCTGGCAGTTGGCCTTTGCCAACAAGCGGGCGCTGACCCCCGACAACCTGTGGGATGCCTACTCCAAGATGCGGGAGTTTCAGGCTGATGGCGGCCGCAAGCTCGGGGTGAAGGCCACCATGTTGGTGGTACACCCCTCCCTTGAGAAGCTGGCGACCCAGATGCTGGAGCGAGAGTTGTCGAACAGCAGCAGCAACGAGCTGAAAGGCAAGTTGGAGCTGGTGGTGGCTGACTACCTCTAACCCTGCGTTATGCCTGTTTAAAGCGGGGTTAAACAGCTGCCAGGCACTGTTTAACCCCCGGTTTAAACAGCCTCTCTATCAGATACGACGAGGAAAACATGAGATGGAACAAGAGATGGAACTGGCTATTCGAGTGGGGATTACGTCAACAGTTCGTCAGGTCTATTTTCGCGCGGGCCTGCCGATTGTACCGGGCAAGTCTGAGATGGTTGTGTCGCCTGAGCAGTGCGCGACCCTGGAGAACGACCCGCGTCTGGTGGTCGTCCGGTTGGCTGAAGACGCCAGCCTTCAGGCAGGTGATGCACCATCGGCGCCTGGGGATCTGGACGCAACACTGGGCGTCCTGACCGGTTCGGGCTATCTGGCAGGGGTTGCCACCCTGGCGGGCAAGGTTACGCCGCTGGCCGAGATGAAGGTCGATGAGCTGCGCGAGCTGGCGCTGCAGATGGGTATCCCGGAGGCGGCCAAGCTCAAGAAGGCCGAACTGGTGACAGCGATCGCCGCGACCGACGTGCAATACCCGGTCAAGGATGAGCCGTCATCTGGCCAGAACGGAGAGCAGTGATATGTATGCCAGCGCCAATGACATGGTGATCCGCTTTGGCGAGGCCGAGTTGCTGCGCCTGGCCATGACGCCGACCGGCGAGCTGGACGAGGTGGCCTTGCGCCTCGCCCTGCAGGATGCAGGCGCCTTGATCGATGGCTATCTGGCGGGTCGCTATCCCTTGCCGCTGGCCCATATCCCGAGTGCCCTGGTACCTATCTGCGCCGATATCGCCCGTCACCGTCTCTATGGTGAACAGGCCCCGGAGCAGATAGCCAAGCGCAATGAGGCGGCCCTGGCCTTTCTGAAATCGGTTGGCAAGGGGGAGCTGGCGCTGGGGTTGGCATCCGATGGCGCCACCCTGGAGAGCCAGAACCTGGCTCAACTGCAGTCGGATGGGCGCGTCTTTGGCCGGAGTCAGGGGCGTGATAAGGGGGGCTTTCTATGAGCCAACCCGCCAACCCGTCTGGTACCGAACTCGACTACCTGCTGGCGGGCGAGCGGCTGCGTGAGCTGCTCGCCCCTCTGAAAACGAAAGGGCTCAAGGAGGTGTTTGTGGCCACCGATGTGGCGGCCATCGCCAATCTGGGCCAGCACAGTCCGGCGGTGCATGTGGTTTATCAGGGCGAACGTGAGAGCGAAGGCACCCAGTCAGGCCGGGCCAGCAGCTTTGATCAGCTCTGGTTGCTGGTGCTGGTGCATCGTGCCAGCCCCAAGGAGGTCAGTGTAGGAGTGTGGCTTGCCCGCATCCTGCAGGCTGTCAGTGGGCGAGCATGTGGTGACAGTACCTTTCGCCGGGTCACCCCACCGGTCAAACCCAGTTACAGCGGCGGTGCGGCTTATTTGCCGCTTGCCTTTACTACCCGAGTGAAATTCAAAGGAGAGCGATAATGAGCGAAACACTGCACCTGGAAGGGGATCTTTTTATCGAGATCTTTGTGAACGGGCTCTCGGCCGGGGTGATTGGCCCCATCGATGTGGATAGCCTGGAAGTGAAACCCGACAGCCAGAAGATCTCCATTCCCAGCAAGCGCAAGGGCCAGTATGGTCAGGCGCGGGAGAACTACCACATTCCCAAGCCTGCCATGGTCACCATCAAGACCACCGAGATCCCGCCCGTGCTGCTGGCCGCTGCCTTTATGGGTCTGGAGAGCCCCATCAATCAGGGGGCCGGGACGCTGACTGATCTGCCGGTCGTTCTGCCCGCCTGGCCGAAGTGGGCTCCGCTCGGCAAGAGCAATATTGCCTCGACTGGCTTGGCCATCAAGGAAGGGGCCAAGGCGCTGGTGGTGGGTACCGATATCGAGGTCAACTATGTGCTCGGGCTGGTGCGTGCGTTGAAAGGTAGCTCGGTAGCCGATGGCGGTAGCCTGACGGTCAGCGGTACCTATAACGCGGTGACCGGTACCCGCATCGCGGGCAACATCCAGCCAGAGATCAAGGCGCGGCTGCTGCTCGATGGCCGCAGTATCGTCAGCGGCGAGGCCATCAAACTGACGGTGCCCCGTGCCAGCTTGTCCCCCAAGAAGGCAGTGGACTTTATGAGCGACAAGCCCATCGAGATCGAGCTGGAAGGGGAGTTGCTGGCCGTGGATGGCGAGACCGCCCCCTTCTATGTGGATCGGCCTGTGACGGTATAAGGGGTGGGAGCATAGAAACGGCGGGGAGACCTGCCGTTCCTTATTGAGCGATGAATGAAATATAGTTTTCTTTACCACTGAGAAAAGGCATACTGAATGCAATTATGTACTTAATTTCAAGTAATTGATTTATAATTAATTTTTACTAAATGGAATTATGTTCAGCATGAGTGAATATGAGACATGAAAATGAATGATATATTTATTTTGGATTATAAGGCGATAAAAACATCAAAAGAGATTTTTGAAGACGTAACATCTGAGACAAAAATAATAATATTTAATTGCCATCTTTCAATTGATAAAATTGAAATTCCAAAACAAATATCTGATATTGGTTTCGTGTTATGTACTAATGAATCAGATTTGACAATATACTCAGAAAATGAAGACACCGAGCTGAGGTTTGAGTACGGGAATAAATTTAAAGGAGTCTCGGTCTCTGGGGTTTACAGTAGGGTAATATTTAATTCGTCTCCTACTTTCGGGAGAGTACCTTACCCTGAAGGTTTTGAGCTTAGCAGGTTTGATGTTATATCTTTTTTGAAAGATACAAAATCTAATCGATTAGAGTTTTTTTCATTAATTTCAACCGCTATCAAAAGTTTTGGTTTTGTAAATGAGCTGTTCATACATGGGGCCACAGTTCGTGATGATGTGAACATTATATCAAGTGCTCAAAGTACGGTTACAGTTAGGCAGTTAAAAAGTAAGGCTTTGCATTTGGTTGGTGATTACAAAGGAATAACATTGAATTCAGAGTGTAATATAGGATCGCTATACTTTGATGCACGCAGCAATAGTTTACGAAGTGTAAATATTGACTTGCAAAACTCAAAGATATATGAACAATTTCAAATAGCGGGTGCGACAGACAACAAAGTTACGCAGTTTTTTATTAAAAACGCAGGTTTTTCATCGATAAAAAGTTTGGTTTTTTATCAATCGCTCATGAGTTGCTTCGTGATTTCAAATTGTGACTTAACCAATACTGAGGTAAGTTTTATAAACACCAAGCTAGATGAATTATTAACTGAGGGGGTAAGCTGGCCATTTAATATCGAAGTTAGCCATGCTAATTATCGGAAAGATTCTTCTTTAGAAGCTGAACAAAAGCAATCAGTTTATAGACAGTTAAAGAGCCTTAGTCAAAAAAATAAAGATGTTGATAATTTCTATTTTTTTAGAAGAAAAGAGTATGACACAACCCTATATATATTAAATCGCAAGCTTATGTTGTTTTTTAGTTATTTAACGACAATAGTTTGTGACTTAATAGGATTGGGGCAAGCTCGAGTTTTACCTGAAATAGAAAAAATGAGCCATAAAAATAAAATGTCAGAGTTTATTAGTACCTTCTCCAACTGGGTGGTGCTTAAAATATCATCACTGATATCTGTTCATGGGACAAGTTTATTTAGACCAATTGCGATTCTTGTCTTTGGTGTTCCACTAGTGCTGGTTTTTTTAGGATATTATGAATCGCCAGGTCAGCTGTTATCCCTGAGTGCATATGTAATTGATCCAACACATAAATTGGATGTTTCAATTATGGGTAATGAAATTAATATAAATCCTATTCATAGCCTCTTTTTTAAAATATTTTCGTCATCTCTTCTTTTTAAAATTGTATTGGTTTTTCGTAAGTACAGCTTGTCAATATAACTATATAAGATTTATAAATGAACAGGTTTTTGAATTTTGGTGCGATAAACCATACTTTGATATGGTAGGAAACAGGGAAGCTAGGATATCGGCATGGTCAGATGTGTGGATCAGCAACCATTATATGGCCTAGCTTCCCTTTTCTATGTGGGGATGTCAGTGATGGTGCGACCTATACGAGGCTACAGGAAGACCATCACAAGGAGTTATTGAGAATATCAACTAAATTAAATTGTGATTTAGATGTTCCTAGTTGAAAGTGTATTTTTTGGAACAAAGTAGGATTTTCATATGCATTCGGCGGCTGCTTTACATGCATCGCAAAACAGAGAGATATTAATTTCTGAAATGGTATCAGGCTGTCCCATCCCTGCTTTGGTGTATATATAAATGAAATGTCCCTCTTCAGAGGGGAGCAAGAACCTTAGTGCAGCCGTATCTCTATGTTTGAGTTTATTTAGTGCTTTTTCGAGAGTGAGTTGAGTAATATCCCTGCCTATAGGCAACGTCCCCTCATCTTGGGGTAAGCTCAAAAACCATGAATAGTCAGATGATGTTGCATTATTTATTATATTTCCAACAGGAACAGACAGTTTTGAAAAAAAAGTAGATGTCTGCCATGTATCAGAATTTTGTTTCAGTGCATCGCGTTGTCTAAGCAACTCATTCTGAATGTAGTCTAAGTGTTGAAATGCCTCCTGACTTGTCTCATAAGCTTCAGCTTTTTCTGCTTTTAACCAGCTTTGTCTAAAACCAGCAGATGAATTTACTACCTGTCTAATCGAGTTTTTGAGGTTTTGAGGGACTTTGCCATCAGGTGCAATGAGAAAGCTTATGTAATGTTTAGCCATAAATTTAGCAAATTCATAATTGTTTGAGGATGGATTGACACCGAGCAATTGAGTGCTATTCATAATCCGGTGGTCTATGTGAGTAACTCATCATAAACCCACCTATTTTGCCATCACTTTACCATGGGGCATATCTGAATCTGATCGGAATGCCCCATGTCCACCTCAACCACCCTCAAACTTGCCCTGGAGCTGGCGGCCAAGGTCACCGGTCGGGAAGATCTGGCCGCGTTGGCGAGTGAGGTGCAGGAGCTGGGCCCGATCTCGGACGAGACGGCTGCCGAAACGGAGCAGTTGGCCGAGAGCCTCGAATCGTTAAGCCGCCAGCAGGCGCTGATCCAGCAGTTCAATGACTCAAAGGCCGCCCTGACCCAGCTCGAACTGGCGACCGTGCTCAGCCGTGACAAGCTGGAGCAGTTGCGCCGCGAGCAGCAAGCTGGCAGCGGTGGCGTCAAGGTGCTGGCCGAACAAGAGCGGTTGCTGGCCTCCGAGGTCAAGCAGCTGGAGCGCCAGCTGGTCTCTCAGTCAGCCAGTCATACCCGCCTGCATGCAGGGCTCAAGCAGTCCGGGCTCGATACCAAGAATCTTGCCCAGGAACAGCAGCGCCTGCAGCGTGAGCTGACCAGGAGTGTCGCCCAGACCGAACGGCTGGGGCGCGAGCTTAGCCAGAGCAGTCAGCATGCCGGTGGTTTTCAAGGGGCCATCGGCAGTCTGACCGGCCGCCTGGTGGCGTTGGCGGGTACCTGGTTCGGTATTCAGACTCTGACGACCCAACTGCTCGCCATGTTCCAGACCGGCGATCAGGCCGAGCGCCTCGATGTGCAGCTCAAGGCCGTGATGGGGTCGATTGCTGGTGGCAAAGAGGCGTCAGCCTGGATCCAGAACTTTGCCAAGAACACCCCCCTGCAGCTCAGTGAAGTCACCCAGGTGTTCGTGCGCCTCAAGGCGTTCGGCATCGACCCCATGGCGGGGGCCATGCAGGGCATTGTCGATCAGGCGTTCAAGTTGGGCGGCGGTTTTGAAGAGGTGCAGGGCATCTCCCTAGCGCTCGGCCAAGCTTGGGCCAAGCAGAAGCTGCAGGGGGAGGAGATCCTGCAGCTGATTGAGCGGGGCGTGCCGGTCTGGCAGATGCTGGAACAGGTGACTGGCAAGAATACTGCCGAGCTGCAGAAGCTCTCTGAGGCGGGCAAGCTGGGCCGCGACACCATCTCAGCCCTGATGAACGAGATTGCCACCCAATCGCGCGGTGCCGCTGCCGACAACATGAGCCTGCTCTCCGGGCTTATCTCCAATGCCCAGGACAACCTCGCCAAGTTTTACCGGATGGTGGCCGAGAACGGGGCGCTGGCCTGGCTCAAAAACCAGCTGGCGAACCTTAATGCCGAATTTGAGGCGATGGCCAGGGATGGCCGCCTACAGGAGTGGGCCAAGCGCCTCTCCGATGGTTTTATCTCCATGGGGGAAACCCTCAAGTCGCTGATCCAGACCCTCTATGAGTGGCGCACCGCGCTGACCGTGCTGGCCCAGGCTTGGGTCGGCCTGAAAATCGCGGGCTGGATGGGTGATCTGCGCAGCCTCTATGCCCAATTTATTGCCATGCCTGTGGCGACCGCGACAGCAGCAGGCGGCATGACGACAGCGGGCACGGCTGCAGCCGGTGCTGCCATTGGGGTCAGGGGGCTGGGCGCTGCCGTCAAGGGGCTACTGGCCGCCATGGCGGTCGAGTCCATCATCCAGATCACCCAGTTCGCCTCTGCCCTGCGTCAGCTGGTGCAGGCTGAGCTGGCGCTCCGGGAGGCGCAAGGGCTGCGCTCCGAGACTCAGGCCCGCCTCAATGGCCAGTTTGCCGCCCTGTCAACGGAGCTGGGGTTTGCCATCACCAGCATGGCGGATCTCGATCGCCTGGTCGCCGAGGGCAAGGTGCATTACGACGAGGCCACTGGGAGCTGGCGACAAGGGGCTGCAGCCGTTAAAGCGCTGGGGGATGAGGCCAAGAGTACCCGTGATTATCTGGCCGAGATCAATGCGGTGGCTAAGCAAACCGCCGCCGATGGCCCGGCCAAGCTGGCCAAGGCGTTTGAGGCGTTGGGGCTGGACTTTGAACGAGCTAATGGCCGTATCAGTGCGGGCTTTCAGAAGACCATCGGCGCCCTGGATGTATTGGTGGCGCACACGGGTGCCAGTAGTGCCGCCATCGAGGAGGCGCTGGCCGCCGCCTACAACAGCGCCAAGACCACCGCCGAGATTGATGCGGTGATCGCGCGTCAGAAGCAACTGGCCGCCCAGGGCAAGATCACCGGGGATGCGCTGGCCCGCTCCATGGCCATCGCCGCCGATGCCATGGCCAAGGTGAAAGGGGGGAGCGGCGATACCAAGCAGGCAGTGGCAGCTATTGGAGATGGTTTTGACGAAGCGGCCGCACGGGCCAAAGGGGCCACCGATGCGATGCGAGCGGGGCTTAAAGGGGTACAGGATGAAGCCAAGCAGACGAATGCCAGCCTCACCAGTAGCGGCGGGGGCGGTGGTCGAGGCGATATCACCCGCACCGTGAACGCCGGTTCTTTCTATTACAAGAGCGTGGATATCAACAGCCTGCGCGGCAATGCCGAGGGGCTGGCCAACACCCTGGCCGGGGTGGAGGAGGAGCTGGCCCGCTACAGCCAGAAGGTCAAGGATATTCCGGCCTACAGCGAGTGGAGCAAGTATTACGGCGAGAAGTTCCAAAAGGAGATGGAGGCGATGCAGGCCCGCCTTAAAGAGGAGCTCAACAAAGCGTTGGCCAAAGAGAGTGCCAAAACCAATCAGGCCGCAGCTCAGCCACCGGCTTCGGCTGTCGCGCCATTTCCCCCCGGCCCCAACTCCCCAGGAACACGCAGGCCCTTGTCCGAGCGGATCACAATAGAGCTCAAAGGGGCAGGGGGCTCGGCCGAACTGCAGGCCGATGAGGCCAATGCGAATGCCCTGATATCCCTTCTTAAACAGCAAGGACTTCGCCAATGAACGTGACCTTAAACAGCGTGCTGCTGCCAGATGATCTGGTCTGGCGCGACGAGTTCGAGTGGGCGCCGGTCGAGCAGGTGGTGACCCCGACCTTGAGTGGCGCCTTGTTGGTGGAGGAGACCGCCAAACCCGAGGGGCGACCGCTGACCCTGAGCGGGCATTGTTCCCGCGCCAAGGTGCAGGAGCTCAAGGTGCTGGAGGCGCAGGTGGCCCAGCTGATGACGTTGACCCTGCTCGATGGCGTGGCCCGCACCGTGGTGTGGCGCCGCCCTGGTGTGGTGGCCACCCCACTGGTCGAGATGGCCGACCCGGAAGGGGGCGATCCCTATGCCCTGACCCTGAATCTGACTGAGGTAACCCCATGACCATTCTCTCTGGCGATATCGTGCTGTTGGCCAGCCAGCGCCTGGTTGATACCGATGATGGCGGTGGTCGCATCACTGGCCGCGAGATCATCAGCGGCAACCATAACAGCCTGTTCCCTGACGTCAGCGACATGGATAGGGCCTATGGCACCGTGAATATGCGCAAGGCGTTTCTGGCGGTGCAGACGGACGACACCGACACCTACTATGGCGCCAATGCCATGGTGCTGCTGCCGCCCAGTGACCCCAGCGTCAACCTGACGCTGATGACCACCAAAGACCACAACGACACCCGCGATAACGCCCGCAACACCCTGGAACGCTATCAGGCCCGAGGCCCGAAGTGGCAGGGAGTGCTCTACGATACCCAGCTGGAAGGGCAGCGGGCGATCCGCATCCTGCAACGCATTGAGGTGCGGTTGCCGGAAGTCGGGGAGGTGCTGGTACTGGTCGGCAACGAAGGGAAGGGGAACGAGGTGGAGCAGTATGTGCGGGTTGACCGGGTAACCTCCGAGCTGCGCAAGTTCGGGGTGGCTGGCTACCAGGGCGAGTTCACCCGCAACGTGGTCACCTGCGTGATCACTGACCCGCTGCGCTACACCTTTGAAGGGGAGCAGCCCAGCCCTTATGACCAGGCCACCACCAAGACCACCCTGCGGGAAACCGTGGTGGCCGATGCCGCGAACTATTTTTCGACCACCAAGCTGGTCGCGGATGCGGCGCTGGGTGCAATGCGGGTGCAGGCCAAGACTATTTTCACCCAGCTGGTACCCAGTGCTCGCAGTGAAACCCCGGTGGTGGATCTGACCGCAGCCGGTGAGCTGGGCGCCCTGCTGGAATCCGGGGTGGGCAGTCCCCACACCTTCACCACCACCTCACCGGTCAGCCCCAGTCAGGGGCTGTTCCTGGGGATTGGTGCCATGCCGGGCAGCGTATCGGTCACCATCGGCGCGGCGGTGATCACCGACAAGGGCGGCGAGCTGTTCCTGGTCGGTACCGTGGTGGGGGCTATCGACTACGGGCGTGGCCTGCTGACCTTCAACAGCCAGTGCCCGAACTATGGCGCCGCCAGCAAAACCGTGAGCTTTCGCCCGGCAGTGATGCCATCGCGCATCGCTGACACGGCCCAGATCCAGATTGCCGCCAACAACCGGGGCTATGCCTACACCGCGACCCTGCTGCCCACCCCTTGCCCCGGTTCGCTGACCGTCAGCTATCTGGCCCAGGGCAAATGGTACGACCTGAAAGACAACGGGCGCGGGGAGCTGTTTGGCCAGGACAAATCCTATGGCTCTGGCCTGCTCAACTTCACCACCGGCTCTGTGGTGCTGACCCTGGGGGCGCTGTCGGATGTGAACAGCTCGATCATGTTCAGCTGGGGCACCAAGGTCTCTTACCTCAACCGCGCCAGCATGGTGCTGGATCCGGTGCAGCTGACCCATAAGCTGGCCCATGAGGGGATCACCCCCAACAGCCTGACCCTGACCTGGCAAGCCGGTGGCGCGACCAAAACCGCCATCGACAACGGGGCGGGCCAGCTGACCGGCGATGCCACCGGCACCATCAATTATGTGACCGGCGATCTGGCCCTGCGGGTGGCAACCCTGCCGGATGGTGGTCAGGAGTACCAGGTTGTTTACCAGTACGGCGACCCGGACACCCAACGCTTTGACTACCCGGCCCGCAATCAGGACGGGACGATCACCCTGCAGCTGACCAAGCAGAACCTGACCCCAAGAATGGTCTCGCTGCGCTGGAATGCCCTTTATGAGGATGTGAAGGACGATACCGAACTGGTGATCGCTACCCGTGACCCGATCATCAGTGTGCGCGACAACGGCGCGGGCAAGCTGCTGGATGCGGCAGGGGTTGAACGGGGCACCGTCAACTACACCACCGGCAAGATCACCATCAAGCCGGATGGCCAGGGCGGCATTCCGAAAACCCGTTATGAGTGGCGCACCATCGGCACCTATGGCGATGGCCACGGCAACACCATTGCCCGCCAGCGCTGGACACTGGTGGAGATCTACTACGTGCAGGCCGCCTACCTGTTCCCGGTGGACGACAGTGGTTGGGTCGAGGTGGAGTACCGCAGCAATAACGCCAGTAGTGCTGGTCAGGACACAGTGACAGCCACCCCGCTGGTGCTGGATATCACCCCGCGCAACGGCGAGGCGATCCTGGCCAACTCAGTGCGCTTTGCCCTGGGCGGGTCTGTCTATGTGGACAGGCAAGGGATCCTCTATCGCAACATCGACCCCGCCACCGGGGCCGGTGAGCAGGCCGGGACACTGGATTACGCCACCGGCAAGGCGACCATCACGGTCTGGAACCCTGGCGCGGCGCCCGTGCCTACCCTGAGTTCGCTGGTCACCAGCCTGGTGGCCCAGACGGTGGACGAGGTGACATTCAGGACGCCGGGGGCCCCCATTGCGCCATCCAGCCTCTACCTGAGCGGCAACACCGCAGACGGTCGCCGGTTCGAGGTGACCGCCAACGGCGATGGCACCATCACCAGCCAGGATGTGAGCGGCAAGGTGGACTATCAGACCGGGGTGGTATCGGTACGATTTGGCCGCCTGGTGACGGCGGCGGGCAACGAGGGCAAACCCTGGTACGACCCCGATATGGTGGTCGATGGCAAGATCTGGCGCCCCTTGTCGGTAGTGGCTGACACCATCCGGTTTAATGCGGTGGTCTATAGCTATCTGCCGCTCGATGCGGATCTCATCAAGCTGGATCCGGTGCGCCTGCCATCTGATGGCCGGGTGCCCTTCATTCGCAAGGGTTACATCGTGGTGGTGCATTCCACCAAGCGCAGCGCCTTCCCTATGGGGGTGCAGGCCGGGCAGCAGCTCAACACCGGGCGGGAACGGCTGGCCTATTGCCGGGTGGAGGACAAGAACGGCAAGGAGCTGGCGCCGCAGCTCTACAGCGTCAACATGAACAGCGGGATGGTGACCTTGGCCAGCCCGCTGAACCTGACCGGCTATGTGGAGCCGCTGACCGTGGTTCACCGGGTTGAGGATATGAGCCTGGCCACCGATGTGGAGATCTCGGGCCGAATCACCCTGGCTCGGCCCCTCAGTCACAACTATGAGGCGGCGGATACCCTGGTATCCAGCGCCCTCATTATCGGTGATCTGTGGGCCCGCTATGGGGCGCTGTTCGACCAACGCACCTGGACAAATAACTGGTCTGATTTTCTGATTGGTGACCCCTGCACGGCGGAATACAACGATACGGATTTCCCGATCGTGGTGACCAACCGGGCGACCCTGCAAGAGCGCTGGGCCATCATCTTCCAGACCACCACCACGTTTATTTTGGTCGGCGAGCATGTGGGCCAAATTGCGGTGGGGGACGTGAATACCGATTTTGCCCCCATCAACCCCAACAACGGCCAGCCCTATTTCAGGCTTGACCGGCGTGGCTGGGGCGCCGGTTGGGCTGCGGGCAACGTGCTGCGCTTCAACACCTACGCCGCCAATTACCCGATCTGGTTTATTCGCACCATCTTGCAGTCGGTGGCAGCGGTAGATACCGACCGTTTCGAGGCCCAGCTCAGGGGCAACGTCAACCGTTAACCGGTGAGGCGTTGCGCCTTGCCCGTGGAGAGAAAAGCAATGGCTGAATACAAGGTCAAATGGTTTGCAAGCGAGATGCAGGGGGCCCCGAGCCTGGGCGATACCGCAGAGGGCGCCCTGGCGGCGCTGCTCAAGGCGGTGCTGGTCACCGGCTTTGGCACCCTGACCATCAACGCGCTGGCTTTTGATACGGCCAAGGGGTGGGCGGTGGCGACCTTTACCGGTGGGCATGCCTATCTGCAAGACTCAGTTGTCCAGGTCGAGGGGGTATCGCCTGCTGCCTACAACGGCGAGCATCGGGTGATGCAGGTCACCGCCACTCAGGTCTGGTTTGAGATTGACGGCGGCAACCCCGGTGCTGCCGGTTCTGGCGCAGCCATGACCATGAAGGTGGCGCCGCTGGGCTGGACGATCACCCATGAAAGTGGGGACGGGAAGATCTTTATCGTGCGTCCCACCAATGTCAGTGAGTCGGGCAATGTATCGTGGCGAATTGATAACAGCGCATTCACTGGATGGACGGGCTCTAACCAGTATGGGTTTGCCTCCTATCTGGCCAAGATCACCATGGTTGAGGATGTGGTGGATATCAACACCTTTACCACTATCTATGACCATCGTTGGCCTGCGACCCAGCGCTATACGGCAAAGACCTGGGATCTGATAGGCGATAGCCAGTTCTTTTACTGGCTACCGAGTATTGGCAACTACAGCTATCAAACCGTCTATTGCACTGGCTATATCCGCTCAGTCAGACCCGGTGACCGTTACCATGCCGTCCTGTGCCATTACTTCACTACGGCGGCGAATGCCAACGAGTCAAACTGGGGTAACCGGGATGCGAGTGGTACCGCTTATTGGGGCACAACACTCACCACGTTCAACACCACCGATCAACGAGCGATTGCTCGCCCATATCATCAGTTGTTTGGCGCAACATCATGGTGGATCAAGGGCATGTTTGCCCGTTTCGGCCTGGGGTTGTCTGTACCAAACGGCCCCGATAACGGATTTTATCTCTCAACCGACCCCTGCATGGTGCTGGAGAACGGCAACCATCTGCGTGGGTATATGCCGGGGTTTGTCGTGCCATACGGTGATATCACCGCTTGGCATCGTAAAAACTTTGGTGATTTGCCTGCGCTGCCCGGCAAGAAGGTGCGCTTCATTCGTGGGCTCTATCAGGTGAATGTCTACAACGCCGATCCACGTTCCTTGATCGGGTTCGATATCACCGGCCCCTGGAGGTAAGTTATGGCCACTTTTTTGCCGTCAAAAGGGTGGCTGATGCTATCGGCTGCCCAGACCATTACCTATGACGCCGCCTATGATGTAAACGCAACCAGCGGGGCCGAGTGGGGAGACTGGTTTGACGATACCGCTGATATCGGGTTGTTCCGTTATGCCTATAACAAGAGCGGTGCTGCTGATACCGGCGTGTGGAACGGGTCTATCCCTTTTAAACCCTTGGGATACCGGTTGAAGATTGGGGCCTCCAATGCCTGCTGGACTAACGACCTGTGCGATATGGATCTGGAGTTTCTGGATGCGGCGGGCAATGTGGTCGCCGCCATTCGCACCCGAACAGATGGCACCTATCGCAGCGGGCTATGGTACGGCCCAAGCCTTGCCAGCCTGACCAAGGCCAGCCAACGTGATCAGTACCCGAGAACCTACGGCGAGCTGACCTTTACCCCAACCAGCTTGATTTATACCGATGATGGCGGTCAGCATCGCAACCAGTCATTTACCCTGACCTGCAATATGGCGGTGGTGACGACCCTGCGCTTTAGCAATATGCGCTCTTATGAGACCTATGCCAGCGCGAACGGGTGCCGAGCTGAAACCTATCTGCGCATCGCTGGTGCTCCTGCCGGGTTTCATGGCGACTTTGCGGCCTTGACGGTGGAGCAATACGCCGCTTTGCAGCCGGATTTGATCGTGCCTGCTGGTGCTGCCATTGCCCACCAACCTGGGGTTGGGTTGGTGGCTTCCGGCACTTCACCAGCCTACGTCTTGGCGCGTAGCATCTTGCCTGGCCAGACTGGAGTGCTGTTCGATGCGGCTGGGGCTGTAGTTGCCAAACTGACTTACCTCAATGGTGTGGCCAAGTTGACGGTGGGCGGTGTCACGACAGAGGGGGCCACTGATGCCCCTTATCTGGGCCTGGCTGCCATCAATGGCCAGGTGTTTGGCTATTACCAGACCAAGGTATTGGTGCGTTCATCGCAGTTTATTGCCCCACCAAAGAGCCGGATCTGGATAGAGCTACAGCCTGGGCAGACGTTGGCCACCATCGGCACCGAGTTCACCCCGTTGCTGGTTGAATACACCTATCTGGTTTATCGCCATACCATTACCGCTGTTGCCGCCAACCAGGAACCGCGCAGCCAATTCCAGCCGCAAGATGTGGCTTGGCGCGGCAACCCGCTGATGTATGCGGGCTCGGTCAACCTCCAGCAACAGACCCAATACCCACTCTGCAAGGGGCGGGACTATTTCTGGATCCGCGATGGGGTGCGCAACGTGGAGCAGGGGTTTATTGAAAGTACGGTGACCATCAGCGGGATGGGAGTGCGGCGCCGGGTTCTCTGCTTTACCCAGGATGGCGAGCTGGTTGGCGAGACCTACAGCCGCGCATCGGATGGGGTCTATCGGTTCGATCTGTTGTGGCTGAATCGCCGTTATATGGTGGTTGCTCAGGATGACCCGGCATATGGCCCTGCCGATTACAACGCCGTAGCCGCCGACTATCAGGCGCCAAATCCCTATCCGCCTGGTGGTGGGGTGGCGCCCGAGCCTTTCCCTATGATTGCCCAGCTCAAGAGGAAATAACCATGCTCTCCTATGCCGAAGGGCTGCGCACCAGTCGCGCCCAGCTATTGGCCACGGCCATTGATACAGGCAGCGGGGCGAGTGCCAAGCTGACCATCTACACCGGCACCAAACCGCCACCGGGGGTGGCCACGACTGACCAGCTGGCTCTGGTAGTGCTGACGTTCAGCCACCCTTGCGCCAAGACGATCAGTGGCGGGGTGCTGACCCTGAAACCCCTGGCCGAACAGATGGCTACTGGCAGCGGCGCACCCACCTGGGGGCGCATTGTTGACCGGGATGGGGCCTTTGTGGCGGATCTCGATGTAGGGGTGCCAGGCAGCGGCGCCGATCTGGAGCTGCCCGCAGCGGAGTTTTTTGCCGGTGCGCTGATCCGCATCAATACCGCCACCATCACCGAACCGTAACCGGGGGGCCATATGGCCAGAAAGGATGCCAGCCTAGCGCTGCGTAAGGCTCGCAGCATCAATGGCCAGCTGGAGCTGAACCAGTCCGACGTGGTGCGCCTGGTCGGCATCCTGAATAGTACCAACTTGCCGCCACGCCTGAGTGCGTCACCGGGTCTGGTGCTGTCATCGGTATTGGCTGGCGCCCCGCATCGCTCCAGCGCAATGCTGGGCGGCTCTGTGGTACTTGATGCGGTGCTTGCCAGCCATACCCATGGCCGTGGGGAGTTGGTCGGCGCGTTTGTCATTGAATGCACCATGGCCAGCACATCCCGCGCCCCGCAGCCTGTGCTCGCCGGACAGTATGACCAGAACGTATTCCGGGGCCCTGCTAGTGCAATGGGGGATGTTTGGGATCGGGCTGATCGCCATTCCCAGGCCCTCAGTAGCGAATGGCAGAAGGCAGGCACCGAGCGGGCAACCAGCGGCTCCCTGTGGCAACTGGCGGCGGCTCATCAGCAGCAGGTGGCAGAGCTGGGCGAGCAGATGCCCCAGACGTTCATGGCCAATCAACAGCGTTTTGCCGAGGGGCTGCCGGTCAGCCAGCAGAGTCGCCAGGGCTATGACAGCCTGGCCGCTGGCCATGTGGCGAATCAGTCCCTGTGGGTTGAGGCGGCGCCGGTCAGCAGCTGGCGCCTGGTCGGGTTCACCAACCCGCCGCGCTTTGACCAGGTTTGGCAGGCTGACCAGTGGCAAGAGGGTATCCCCATCGGTAAAGGGGTGGCCGCTCAAGCCTGGCACCACGGCAAGCCGCTGATAGAGGGTTGGCGTGATAGTTGGGACGAGGCCATGTGGCCACCCAAGGGCAAGACGCCGCCGCCAGAACCACCCAAGCCCCCCATCCGCCCCGATAAGCGGGTGTTGCGGCTGGCGTTCGGGCGCAAGCGCGACACGGCAGAGCTGGAGTTTGTCTGGCAGGGCAGTGATGCAGCAATCGTCATTCCAACCCGGAGGGTTTATCTGGTGAGTAATACAGCGAAGATCGTGCGGGTACGCGATGGGCTCGATATCCCGGCCACAGCGGTGAGCATCGAGCTCGATACCGACTCCTGGGCGTGGCAGTTCAGCGCTCAAATTCCCCGTATCGCGGCGGCTGCGCTGACCGATGAGGAAGAGGTCAGCATCCATATCAACGGTCAGCAATGGGACTGCGCGTGCGATGGTTGGCAATCGAGCCAGAGCTTTGGCCGCGAGTCTGCAACGCTGACGGGCCGCTCGCGTACCGCTTACTTGTCTCCGACCCATGTACTGGCGCAGGCGGTGAGTGAGCGCGCAACTGCGACCATGGCCCAGCTGGCGGCCGCCGTATTGCCGGTGGGTTGGACGCTGGATTGGCAAGCGGCTGACTGGTTGGTGCCTGCCGGGTACTTTAGCCTGGACAACCAGACCCCGATCGAGGTGGTCAGGTACCTGGCCGAGGCGGCTGGTGGTTTTGTGTTGCCACACCAGCGCAACCGCCATCTGGTCATCAAACCGCGTTACCCCACCGTGCCGTGGCAGTTCGATACTGCAGAGGCCGATGTGGCGATCCCCCGCGCAATCATTACTACCCTGGGCAGTGACTTCCAGCCGGGTCATGCCGCCAACGGGATCTGGGTGACTGGAGGCCATCAGGGCATCAGTGCGCGGGTGGTACGCCAGGGGACGGCTGGCGAGCAACAAGCGCCGACCATTACCCACCCGCTGGTATGTGATGTGACGGCCGCCCGTGCCCAAGGTGTGGTGGGGCTGGCCAAGACCATGCCCAAGCGTACCCAGACCATCGAGCTGCCGTTGTCTGCTGATACCGGCTTGATCCTGCCGGGCGCACTGCTCGCCGTGGACGGTTGGAAGGGTTACAACCGGGGCGTCAGAGTCTCAGCTGCGCTGCAGAACAGGGCCATGACGGTACGCCAGCAGCTCACTGTGGAGCGATTTGTATGAACCTGTTTAAGCGATTCCTTGAGTTGGTACCCGGTGCAGATCCCTTGCTGGTCGGTACCGTGACCGCAGTAGGTACCACGACCACCACTCTCAATACGTTGGCGGGTGGAACGGTCACAGTACGTGGCACAGAGATAGCCATCGGCAAGAAGGCGTTTTACAGGGGAGGGGAGCTGGCAGGAGAGGCGCCAGATTTACCAACCTATGAGATAGAGGTTTAA